GCCCTGCATCATCGAGTATGACTGCAATTTTTAATTCATGAAGACATTGGATCTCTTTGTCGTTGAGCTAGAAAAGAAGCTCAATGATACTATCGTCACGGACGGCGGTTTGGAGCTCTACGTTGACAGCAAGTTCAACGCTTTCGAGCATAGGGTCACTGAGGGCCCCGTAGTCGCTTCTCCTTTAAAACACGATACCGGGGCCGAGGAGGGCGACACCCTCTATTTCCATCATTTGGTGGTGCTTAATGAGGGCCAGCCGCTAACGGGGCACGAAAACCACTATTTGGTAAGGTATGACCCCGTAAACACGGTTAACAACCAAGCCATAGCGTATAAGAACAAAAAGGGCGAAATCAAGCCCTTGGCGGGGTGGACGTTACTCTCTCCGGTAGATGAGGGCTCCCCCGGAAAGCAATCAGACCTTATAGAGGTGGTGAAGCTCGTAGAATCCCCAGTTAGAAAAGCCAAGGTGGCGTTTGAATGCGCTTCTACCGACGAACTAGGGCTCAAAAAGGGTGACGTCGTGGGATTAAAAAAGAACAGGGATTACGAGATAACTATAGACGGTAATAAGTACTTTAGAGTTCGCGCAGAAGATATTCTCTATGTCGAAGAAGAAGTTCACAACGATTGAAGCCGCCGAGCGCCTTATGGGCAGCATGGAGGTGGCGATCAACAATATGATCGACGAGGTTCGGAAGCCGGTAGACCCTGAGGCTGGCGGTTCGGCACGTAAGGCCGAGCTGCAGTCCATTAAACAAACTGCTATAGACTGCAAGGAACTGTTGCTTGAAAGGCAACGGTTGGAGCAAATGATAAAAGACCTACAGACAAATGGAGAGATCGAACAAGCAAAAGACTACAGCGGAGGTTTCGCTGAAAGATTCTCTAAATGATTGGCAAGAAATAGTGTATCAAATGAATAAACAAGACTTTAAGTTCTGGGAGGAATCTTGGAACGACGAGTTCGAGGATTAAGCTTCTTTTTTTCGTCAGGCGGCCCTCTACGCATAATAGGGCAATCACACTGGGGCGTAGTTCAGTTGGTTAGAGCGTCTGTCTTATACACAGGAAGTCGTGGGTTCAAGTCCCACCGCCCCAACAATTTATTATATTTGTACCATGAAGCTCAAGAAAAGAGACTACAAAGAGGAATACGCTAAGTACGGCAGCGGCGGCAAAGCCAAGAAGTACAGGGCTAACCTCAACCGTATCAACCGCCGCAAGGGGACGTACGGGAACGGGGACGGTCTCGACGAAGCGCATGTAGGGTCGTCTGACAGAACTGAGAAGCAGCCTGAATCTAAGAATAGAGCCAACAACCGCCCCTCCGTTAGGAGGAGCAGGTGAGGGAACGCCCTCGTAGCTCAACTGGAGAGAGCATTTGCCTTCTAAGCAAACGGTTACAGGTTCGAGTCCTGTCGGGGGTACTAAATTAAATTGACATGAAACAACAAACTCAAACGCTGATCAAAAAGCGCGTCAGAAGAAAAGGGGTTCACGCCAAGACCCGTACGTCAAACATTAAGACGTCGAAGTACTACAAGAAGCCGTACAAATCTCAAGGTCGCTAACCATGGCTGATTACATCTGCGAGTGTAAGGACCACGAGGAAGCTAAAAGCGGCGTCACTATTAAGTTCGGATCTGAAGGGGCTTACCACGACATTAAATGTCCGTGTGGCAAGTACATGGAGCTTAAGACCCCTAAGACTGGCGCCCCGAGCTTTAGAAGCAATCGGTACGGTCAGGTTTTCTGATGTCCTCCCTAGTAAACATAGAATATTATGATGCGCCTGCTGTCTCAATTTGTCCCAAGGGTACGAAAGGTGAACTTATTGAACTTGGTTCACTACTCATTATGCTTCCCGCTCAGCCTCCCGAGGAAGAAATTGCGGGATATGGAAAGCCAGACGACATGCAGGTGTGGGAGAGGGTTCCTATGCCTCAGGAACTGTCTCGTATTAAGTCTATGGATGAGTGGGGGGAGATGCCAAGGGAGTTTCGACAGAAGTTTTCTCCGTATATCGAGGAGGAATTTCGCCGTAGGCGTGAGGGCTTTTGGTTTTATAATGCGGGTAGGCCTGTTTATATAACCGGGAGGCACTATATGATGCTCCAATGGACCAAGATGGACGTTGGTTATCCTGACTTTTTAGAGTTCCAAAGAAATATTTTCTTACATTTAGCCGCGTGTGAGGCGGATCCGCGATGTATTGGCCAGTTGTATACGAAGTGCAGGCGTAGCGGATATACTAATATCTGCTCCGCTGTGCTTCTAGATGAAGCGACGCAGGTCAAAGACAAACTCCTAGGAATCCAGTCCAAGACTGGTAAGGACGCGCAAGAAAATATATTCATGAAGAAGGTGGTGCAAATGTTCCGCCACTACCCCTTCTTCTTTAAACCTATACAGGATGGTACCACTAACCCACGCATGGAGCTGGCTTTTCGCGAGCCGAGTAAGAGAATCACGAAGAAGAATAAGACTGCGCAGACGGGAGAGGCTCTTAATACGGTAATTAACTGGAAGAACACTACTAACAACGCGTATGATGGGGAGAAGCTCCACATACTCTATTTAGACGAAGCTGGAAAATGGGAAAAACCTACAGACATAAGGGACGCTTGGAGGATTCAGCGGACATGTTTGATCGTCGGAAGAAAAATCGTGGGAAAGGCCATGGTTGGGAGTACGGTGAACCCGATGGACAAGGGTGGGAAGGAATACAAGGAATTGTGGAGGGATTCGAATCCGGAAGAAAGAAACGCAAACGGTAGGACCCGAACAGGACTGTACCGATTATTTATACCCGCATATGAATCACTTGAAGGATTTTTTGACAAACACGGACGACCCATCGTTGATGACCCTGATCACCCTGTGGACGGTCTTGACGGCGATAGTGTTGTTCAAGGCGCAAAGACGTATCTCAAAAACGAAAGGGAGAGCCTCAAGTCTGACCCCTCGGAGCTAAACGAGGTAACGCGCCAGTTCCCATTTACCACCGACGAAGCCTTCAGGGATAGTATCGACGGAAGCCTATTCAACATCGGCAAGATATACGAGCAGATACAGCATAACGACGACCTATACCCAAACCCTATAGTTGTAGGGAACTTCGTTTGGAAGAACGGGCAAAAGGACACGGAAGTAGTATTTAAGCCAGACCCTAAGGGCCGGTTTAAGGTGGCGTGGATGCCGCCTAAAGAGATCCAGAATCAAAAGAAATTTGATCGAGGAAAACGCGTAGCACCTAATGCAGAGCTGGGGGTAGGCGGGGTCGACTCTTATGACCTTGACGCCACCGTCGACGGACGCGGTTCTAAGGGAGCGCTACACCTTTACAACAAGTTCCATATGGAGCACCCATCGAACATGTTTGTAGTGGAGTATGCGTCCCGCCCGCCTTTAGCTAAAATCTTCTACGAAGACGTGCTTATGGCTGCCGTCTTTTATGGGTACCCTGTGTTAATTGAAAACAACAAGTACGGGATTGCAAGGTACTTTGAATCAAGGGGTTATGACGGCTACCTTATGGATAGGCCAGCCCACCTCACCGCAGCTAACAGCTCTATAAAAACAAAGACGAAGGGTATACCTTCAAACTCGCAAGACGTCATCCAAGCTCACGCCCACGCCATAGAAGCTTACATCCACGACCATGTTGGGTTTCATCGTGAGACCGGAGACATGGGAAAGATGTATTTTAACAGCACGCTTGAGGATTGGATAGGTTTTAAAATAAACGACAGAACCAAGTTTGACCTTACGATAAGCTCGGGGCTTGCGCTACTAGCCGCCCAAAAGGCAAAGAAAAAGGAGGTTGTAAAGTTTGACGAGAAGAAATTTTTCCGCAGATATAACCCGATCGGCTAAGAATCCTATTATTTCTATATTTGCAAAAATGCCGCCACGGTAATGCATAGCAACGAAAGAAATAAGTCCCGTAGTTTTCCAGACCCGTTAGCTTCACAAGAGAAGAAGGCTTCTAAGAAGTATGGGCTGGACTACGCCAAGGCTATAGAGAACCAGTGGGGTAAGATACAGGACTCCGGCTCTATGTATAAAAAGAGAGCCAAGCTGTTTGAAAGAAACAGGGATTACGCCAACGGAACTCAGGACACCAGCATTTACAAGAGAATACTTACGTCTCTTGACCCTAGCAGCGGTGACGGCAGCCTTGTCAACCTCGACTACACTCCCGTACCTATCCTGCCTAAGTT